TACATAAGCTAATCATTGACTATCTAGGAAAAAATGATATAGAATGGGAGCCGAACCTGTTAAAATTTACAGGGAGTTTTTATTTAACCTATGAGGAGGTTGATGATGGCAGACAACAATATGGTGTTGTTCGCGAAGAAACTAAAACTCGAGAGCAAGTGGAACGAGATGTTTCTTGAAAACGGCGGATTAGTGACACCAGACATGTCAGCTCTTGGAGATGAGATCAAAAAAGTAATTAGATCGATCTTAAAAAACCAAGAAAGCCCTAGAAATAGCAAAGATTTCGAAGTTCATCTTTTTGCTAGCTAACTAGGGATTATATAAAAGTGGTTACACCTTACAGGGATACCTTGCACTTTTCACAAATCTACTATATACGAAAATTACTATACAATTAATTTGAGCATGGACGCGTATAGTCGACGGCCTAAAGACCATGTTCGGAAATAGGAGGATATAATTATGGCAAATACAACTTTTTCAGGTCCTATTAGATCTGAGAGCACAGTTAAAACTGTGAGTAAAAACGCAACTACTGGAGCGATTACTGAGATCATCACTATGGGTGATGCACCGGTAGCGTTGGCAGATGAGGATAAAACTCTTGATGCTGCAACACACAGCGGAAGAACTCTTGTGGTTCCTGCACTCGCAGCTAACAGAACAATTACTTTACCTGCACCAGTTGCTGGTCAAAGTTATAAATTAATTTACGGCGGCGCTGCAGAAGAAGCAGAAAATCTAATTATTGTAACACCAGGAAATAGTAATTTCTTTTTAGGTGGTATCGTACACTTAGATTCAAATGCTGATAACGTATCAGTTTATGCTGATGGAAACTCTAACTCAAAGTTAACTCTTACAGACTTCGGTGTGTTTGAAATTAACATTGTAGCTAAAGATAGTACAAATTACTATATCTGGGGTTACCAAGAAGGTGCAGACGCACCTGCATTTGCAGATCAGTAATATATAATTTTGTGGGGGCTTCGGCCCCCACAGTTTCTTGATTAAGGAGGGAAACAATGGCAGACACAGTAACAGGTCCAACTATCTTGCAACAAAATGACAAGAGAGTGACCATAAAAATAGTAAACCAATCAGATGGAACCGGTGGAACAACTGTATTCGCAGATGTATCTGCACTAGCGGCTAACGCTCAAGGGCAGGCCTGCACTACAGTAAGTTTACAAAGAGTTTGGTGGTCGTGTTCAAATGGAGATGGTCACGACTCTTTTGCTCGTTTAGACTATGAAGATTCTGATGGAGATATTCCAATCGTGACTTTAATAGACTCTGGATATTGGGATTTTAGAGAATTTGGTGGGATACCAGCAAATACTTCATCTAACTCAAATCAAAACGATGTAAATTTTGTTGTACCAGGTGCAGCTGATTCTGGAAATACTTACACAGTTGTTGCAGAGTTTATAAAAAATTACTAGGAGGGTAGATGGCTAATACTACTTCTGGAACAGTAACGTTTGATAAAACTTTTGCAGTCGATGAGATTATTGAAGAGGCATACGAAAGAATTGGATTACAAGCTGTTTCGGGATATCAATTAAAAACGGCAAGAAGATCTCTAAACATTCTTTTTCAAGAATGGGGTAACAGAGGTGTTCACTATTGGGAGGTTGCAGAAACCAACATAGATTTAATTGAAGGCCAAACCGAATATAATTTTTTTAGAGCTTCAGGTGATGGAACAAGTTCAACAACCAATGCACCATCAAGTGTTTTTGGTGTAGCTGATATATTAGAGGTAACTCTTAGAACTAATCGAACACAAACCACACAAGCTGATCAAGCGCTTACAAAAATAAATAGAGCAGCATATTCTGCGTTAGCAAACAAATTATCAAAAGGCACACCATCACAATATTATGTGCAAAGACTTATTGATAAAACAACACTTACGGTTTACCCAACGGCAGACTCATCTAATGCATCAAAAGACCTACACATTTATTATGTAAAAAGAATACAAGATGTAGATGCTACCTACACTGATGCAACGGATGTTCCATATAGATTTGTACCATGTATGGTATCAGGATTAGCTTATTATTTAGCACAAAAGTATGCACCAGATAGAATACAAACAATGAAATTATTATATGAAGATGAACTAGCAAGAGCTCTAGCAGAGGATGGATCTTCTTCTAGTTCGTTTATTACACCTAAAACTTATTTTGGTGAGGGGGTCTAATGGGAAAAACTTACGATATACCAGATGTTGGAATTATGAAACTTTCTGATTTTGAATATACAGCAAGTAGAATGTCTTCTACTGCATTAAAAAATTTAAGTAATCAATCACTGCCTGATCCAATTATGTCAGTCATAAAAGATGAATTAAATAAAAGAGGTAAGAAAAAAGGTGGTTTAATTGTTAAACCGTTTAAAGGAAGGAATAGAGATATATAATGACAGGATTTGCAAAAGGTAAACATGCAAAAGCAATATCAGATCGATCAGGTATGGAGTTTCCGTATCGTGAAATGGTCAAAGAGTGGAATGGATCTTTAGTGCATATATCAGAATATGAATCTAAACATCCACAATTAGAACCACGTGCTTACGCTGGTGATCCACAAGGATTAAAAGATTCTAGAGTAGATCGAACAGAGCCAGAAGGATTAATTTTATTAGAACCAGACTCATTTCAAACAATGGCCTCAGGATCTGGTATTATAAATGTATCTGAGAAAAGTCATGGTCGATCAACTGGAGATACGGTTAGATTTAGAGGACCTGTATCTACAACATCAGACCCAGATGGTTTTGAAAACCCTAAAAGTTTTGATGGTATTGATGGATCAAACATTGCAAAGGCAGCAGGTTATACGATTACAGTGGGTAGAAAAGATTCAGGTGGTAGTGTGATTAGTGGCACGACAGAAGATTTTTATACCTTTACTGTTGATACTAATACCGCTACAACGGGAGGAGTGTCTGGAGGAGGTGTATTTTGCACTTCTGGACCAGCTACGTTAGAGAGTTAATATGGCAGGAATAAGTTATACAAATTTAAGAACAAAAATTAGAGCTTACACAGAAGTTAGTGATACCGTTTTAACTGATACGATCATTGAAGGTTTTGTATTGGATGCTGAGTATAGAATTTATAGAGATGTTCCAATCGATGCTTACAGAGATATTCAAATTACAAATTTTACTGCTGATCAAGACTTTGTAAATTCACCTGCAGGTGCACACGTTGTTAGAGCAGTGCAAGTATTTGATGCAACCTCTGGATCAACTGGTGCTAATAAATATTTAATTAAAAAAGATGTTACCTTTTTAGAAGAATATATTGCAGCGAATACATCAACAGGCCAACCTAAATATTATGCGATGGGTCAAGGTGGAACTGGAGATGGCGCAACGAACTCAGGTAAGATTAGAGTAGTGCCTGTGCCTGATCAAGCATATGTGGTTCAGATACACTTTACAAAAATCCCAGATAAATTAGAAGCAAGCAGTAACGAAACAAGTTACATCAGTTTAAATTTTCCAAATGGTTTATTGTATGCATGTTTGGTAGAAGCTTTTGGATTCTTGAAAGGTCCACCAGATATGATACAATACTATGAACGAAGATATCAAACTGAGATACAAAAATTTGGAGGCGAACAAATAGGACAACGTAGAAGAGATGACTACACTGATGGTACAATCAGAATACCAGTCAACTCTCCAACACCTTAGGATTAAAATATGGCATCATCATTTTCAACACTAGGAATAGAACTTATAGCAACAGGAGAAGCATCCGGTCTTTGGGGTGATAAAACGAATGTTAACCTACAGATGTTTCAAGAAATTACATCGGGTTATGTTGCAAAGTCTATTGCAGGTGGTGCACAAACAACTGCACTAAGTATTACAAACGCTACAGTGGGCAGTGATGCAAGACAAGCAGTTATTGAATTAACAGGAACAATAACAGGGAATCAAATCGTAACGGTTCCAGACTCATTAGAAAAAGTTTACATTGTAAAAAACGCAACATCAGGATCACACACCGTTCAATTTAAAACAGCTTCAGGAACTGGAGTTACCTTTGCTGCAACAGAGAAAACTTCAAAATTAGTTTTTGCAGATGGAACAAATATTGTCGATACAGGTTTTGCACTAGGTGTTGCAGCTGACGATATTTCAACAGGAGATGCTGCAGTTACAATCGCAACATCAAGTGGAGATATTACAATAGACTCACCTGCTGATATTGTTTTAGATGCTGACGGTGCAAACGTAACTTTTAAAGATGGCGGTACTTCTATTTTAGATATTGCAAATAATTCTTCAGACGTAGAACTTACAGTTAGTGTTGCCGATAAAAATTTTAAAATTAAAGGAACAGATGGCTCATCAGCAATAACAGCACTAGATATCGACATGGCGTTAGCCGGAAAAACTACTTTTAATGGGGACGTGGTAGTTGGTGGAGATCTTACAGTTACAGGCGATGATATCGTCATGGGAACAAATACTTCAGGTAATTTATTAATCGCAGATGGAACAAACTTTAATTCAGTTGCTGTTACTTCATTATCAGAAATATCTACGGTAGCTAATGATGATGTATTTTTAGCCGTTGATACTTCAGGTGGAGGTCTTAAAAAAATTGAAAGATCAGCTATAGTTGCAGGCCTTGCAGCTTCTGGTGCAATCTCAAATGTAGTGGAGGATACTTCTCCACAATTAGGTGGCAACTTAGATACTAATTCAAATAATATTTTAATTGATGATGCACATTTTATTGGTGATGAAAACGGTAACGAACAAATAATATTTCAAACAACGAGTTCAGCAGTTAACCAGTTTGATGTAACAAACGCAGCAACAGGTAATGCACCAAAACTATCTGCAACAGGTGGTGACTCTAATATTGATTTAGAAATTGAAGCAAAAGGAACAGGACACGTAACGGTTAGAGGTAATACAAACTCAGGGGCAATACAGTTTAATTGTGAAAGTAATTCACATGGTCAAATATTAAAAGCACAACCACACTCAGCAGCGGTTACGAACGAAATGTTATTGCCTGATGGTGCTAACTCAACTTTAGTATCTCTTGTTGCTACTCAAACTTTAACAAATAAAACTTTAACGACACCTGTCATTACAGAGATAGATTCAGGATCTACGATTACGTTAGATGCTACAACAGATATTATTCTTGATGCAGATGGGGCAGATATAATTTTTAAAGATGGTGGCACATCAATCGCTACGTTTACAAATAGTT